CTATTTCATTTGCTGCTGACTTAAAATTTTCTAACTTACTTTTAGAGTCTTTTAAGTAATAAGCCAATTTAGTGCTATCTAATGGTCTTACATAGTCAACACCTATTAAAGCAAGTATCTTTCCACTTCTATAATAAGGTACTACTGCAATAGCTTCTACTCCTTGTCTTTGTAATTCTAAACGAGTTCTAACATCTTCTATATCATCTATGTTAGGGTGTATCATTCTATAATTAATTACATCTTTTATCCATTTAGCATATAAACCAACAGGTATATCTTGTAACCTTTGTGCTTCACTACTTATTCCTGCTCTTGTTACTTCAAAATCACAAGACATTTTAGACTTATGTTCTCCATTGTAGTAATTTACACCATTATGAAATCTAAACACATATGCTCTATCTGCATTTGTTCCTTCCATTAAATCATATAAAGCATTTTCTATTAAAACATCACTATCTAATCTTTCTATAATTACATCTTTGTTTAGTATTTTATAGTTGATAAGATACTTTATTTCTGTTTTAAAGCTATTTATTATGTATATGTTAAATATTAATAATAATACCCACCATTTTGTTTTATTAAGTGCATCTAACAACAACCTATATTTATTCATACCTCGTTAGCACTTTGTGTGCTTTGTTTTAGAATATTACTACTAACCAATATAATATAACAGGCAAAGAAGTAAAGAAACCATCTAAAACTTCTCCTTGTCCTTTACCTGTAACTATATCATATATTTCTTTAAATACACCTGCACCAACTACAATAACTGATGCCCAAATAGGATTTATTAATATACAGAATAAAGCAAAGCCTAATGTACCACTATAAAAATGTGCTAACTTATCTCTACCTATTCTGTCTTGGTGTGTTAATATTTTCTTTATTAGCTCTAACATTAACTTATTTTATATGAATCGTAGTTTAAACCTAAAAGTGAATGTACTCCATTTCCACTTATATCAACTGCATAAGACTTCCAACCATAAGGATGGTCATCAATACCTTTCCATAAAACATCAACGTGATATTTAGAAGATAACACAGGTGCAACTACTTCATTACCATCTTCATCATATTGCCCTTGTTGTTCTACTATATGCCCTAAATGTACGATAGTGTGTTTATGTGTTGGATATTCATTACCATTTTCATCTGTTTCTACGCCTAAACCTTTAATTTTAGTTTGTGCTTGTTCTTTGCTATCAAAAGCGTATTTTCCAATGTTTATTTTCATAATTTATTTATTAGCTTGTTAATTTTTGTAATTCTGCGTCTGTTAATGCTTCGTTGTAAACTCTCAAGTCTTTTAATTTTCCCCTAAATGGAATTAATCCACTCGACAAAGAAAAATAAATTGCAGATAAATCAGATGTAAAACCTGAAAATGTATTATCTGTTCCAACTAAAGTCCCGTTTATAAAAAATCTTAAATCATTAATTGAGTATTTAATAGCTAATTTGTTGTTTTCAGTTGGATTACCTGCAAAAGATATAGTGTTGCTTACTCCATTAAAGCAATTAGCGTTCAACAAACCACTTTCTGTATAAATAGAAACTCTATTATTACTACTGTTGTCATTAAGTTCTATTAAAGAAGTATCAGAATTTGATAAAAAACTACCCTCAAAATAAAAAACACCCTCACTACTATTAATATAATTACTTAAGCCAGTCTTACTTAATGTTTCTGCTACTCTTGTTGCAGTTGCACCACTTGTTGGTATATAGCTTGTTGCGTAAGATTGTTCTTCTAATTGTGCTGCATCGAAAAATAAATCTTCAGATGATGAAGAACCATTTATTAAACTTGTGTCTGATTCATTTACAGAGAAAGTAACATTACCGTTCAAATCTGTTACCGATTTGAAAGTAATACTACATCTGTACCATCCGTTACCAAATGACTTAATAGTTTGATTGATGTGATTAGCAGGTGTGTCGGTTGAGCCTACAATGCCATTCTCTAAATCAAACCAAGTCCTTGCATTACTACCTGCATCAAAATTTGATGTTCGTATTTGTATAAAACCCCAATTATTTTTTTTAGCATAGATACTTACAGTATAGTATGTATCTGTTAAAACAGTAATTGTTGAAGAAGTAGTTGTACCATAATAAGAGTTTACAGAAATCCCATTAATTCCAACAGTCGAATTAGTTGTTTGTGTAGGAGAAACTAAGTAAGTGCTAAAATCTTCTGAATGCGTAAATAAATTTCTTGATTCAGGCTCTAATAATTGAGCAGGGCATCCACCATCAGAATAATCTAATCTTGGTACATTAGAAGCTACTTCTTCTATTAAACCTATTTCATTAACCCTTGTTGCTGTTGATGCTCTTGTTGTTGCTAAATCTGCATCACCATTTGTAGGTAATACACTATACACTTTGTTTGCTTTATACCCTGAAGGTATCATACATATGCTCGGAATTTTTGACATTTTTATTTTTATTAAATATTATTTATACATTCTAAACTTTCTACTACTCCACTATCATCTATAACTCTGAAATAGTAATCCCAATTATTATTTTTAAAGTCTACGTTATTTACACAATTTTCACTTTCAACTACTCCACTATCTGTTTCTACTCTTGATACAAACCTTTGTACTAATTCAGAAAACCCTGCTAACTCTTCATAAGATTTACCCCAAGATATAGTGTTAGAATTAACACCTATACCCCACCAAGTAGATTCATATATTTTACCCCAATTTATTGTGTTTGTTGCCATTCTTTAATCTTTTCCTTGTAAAACTTATTTAGGTTTATAACGTTCTTGTCCTTTACTTTATAACTTCCAACCTTCTTTCTATCTCTCTTCTTATCCATTAGATTACTATACTTGAAAAATTATTATTATCTCTATTAGGTCTTAAATCTTCGTTTGAATTGTTTAAGTATTCTGGAAACAAGTTAGAGTTATTACATAGGTAATCTACCATTCTCTGTGTGTAAAAGTCTGCTCTTGCTCTTGCTTTATCTACTAACCTATCAACCTCTGAAAAGTCTATAGCATCTTCATTCTCTCCCCTGTGTCTTGTTAATCCACTATTATCTATAGTAAATAAAGATTCTGGTAAATACTCTATATGTGTAAACCAAATCATACAAGGTTTAATATAGTTATCTCTTAATAGCTTATAATTAGCATTACCTACATCATCTAAGGTGTCTGCTATAATTAACGCCTGTAACTTGTCATATAAAGACGTACCTAAATACTGATGTATATAAATGTCTTGTGCTATCTCAATAAAATGTATTATCTTATCAGCATCTACATTACCATTAATAATAGACTTATCTTTTAAATCTTTAACTGATATAAATAACGCTTTACTCATAGCCAAATGTTTTTCTTATTTTACTTAACATACCACCTCTATTAGGCATATCCACAGGTCTAACAGGCATTTCATTAGGATTGTTAGGTTCAGTTAACCCTTTATCATAGGCTGCCTCTGAATCTACCTTCTTACCACTCTTCTTTCTGTAAACCTGTAACTCCCAGTAATGATGGCAGTTTTTACCACCTTTGAACTTTAGTAAACTATAGTTTCTTCCTTTATGTCCTAACTCTTTATTAACACCTCTAAAAGACATCATATTAATATCTTCCTTTCTAAATACAACTTTATTAGCTGTTAAGCTTTCCATTTTCCTACAAAAGTTTCTACTCTTACTGCTATTGCGTACAGGCATATAAGCATAACGAATTTTATAGACTTCATTATCTTCTTTACTCTTACCATCTTTATACTTGATTTCAGCCATTTTAAGCTCTTCTTTCTCGTCTTTGTATACTTCACTATAGACCATCTCCCAATCGTCGCTTAAAACCTCTCCTAAGCCTTCTAATTGGTCTATTAGGTTTTCTCCTTCTTCATCAGAAAAGTCTTCTTGTTCTTTATCACTCGATAACTTCTCTCCTGTTTCTTCTTCTCTACGTATATTTGTAGCTATATTTTCAGATGCAGTAAACTCTATAGGTTGTAATGTTACAAAATATAAGTCTTGATGAATGTTATTAAAAGATAATATCTCTTTAAGTCCATTAAGGATTTCATCTTGTCTTGGTCTTATAACTACTTTATCCATTAATACAGATGCAGTTCTTAATTCCTCTGCATTGTTACCAAACCCTGTATTATCTTTAATACCTAATAATATAGGTGATACAATCTTATGACCTAACATTATCTTCTCTCTTGCTTCATCAGATAAGAACTGATATTGTGCGTGTGCATCTGGTAAATGTATAGGCTCTATGGTAGCTTGACTTTCCTTATCGTCATTAAAAGCAATCATAGCTTTACCACTATTAGAAGTACCACTAAACTTTTCGTTAATCTTATTCTCTATTAACTGTTGAGTTTGGTCGTCTGGTACACCATTATTAAAGTTGATAAATAGACTTGGTGCTAAACCATTCTGAATATTACTTATATGGTATTCACTTACTTCACCTTCTAATTCAGCATACTGTAAGCAAGAATGATACTCTGTAGGTGCATAATAATAGAATTTAGGTTTATAAGGTTTAAAGATATATAATTCATTTAATTCTTTAGCACTACCAAACCCAAATGAAGGTATTGGTTTTGTTTTGTCTCCTTTCTTTTTGTTACTCCAATTAGGATGATAGTGCCATTTTTTTATGATACCTTCTTGTGCTTTATTTGCTCTCAATGTTTCCATTGGAAAATGAGAAACCTTTAATATCTTAGTTTTACCTGTGTTGTATGTTATCTGTAAAGCACCTTGACCTAATAAGTAATAATCTTTAACTAATTTCTTTATTTCAGCAGGCTTAAGTAAAGACTTCATTTTTACATATTGCTCTGGAAAGTCATCAGAATTTAGAGATTCTAACCCTTTACCAAAAATCATATCAGATATACCATTAATACAGGTAGCATTAGTAGGGCTGTTTAGGTATAAATCACAAACTCTATCAAAGTAATCGTTATCCTCACCAAAGCAAACATAATCATCATTATATTCCTCTTTGATTATTGGTGTCTGATAAGATGATAGACTTAGAAATCTAACGTTATTTTTAAATTCTTTTTTATCGCTCATATTATATCACGTAAGTATTATCGTCTACAACCTCTTTATATTTATTTTGAGATTGTTTATGCTTTGTTGTAAAGTCTGTTTGAGATGTAACATAAAGTTTATCTCTGTAGAATAAACTACCACCTTTAGTTAATGTTATAGAATACCCAAAACCTTCCTCTAATATTGTAGATGAAAATGATACCTTAAAATAATTACTTAATTCAGTTACAACTAAGTTACTTATAGTTTCAGTAGTATTTTGTCCATCTTTCTTGATAATCATATCAACATCATTATGCTCTGCAAGTGCAGTAGAAACACAAGAAGAATTACTTATAGTTCCACCATCAGATATAACTCTACCCTTAAAGTCTAAGTTAGAATAATCTAAACTTTCTCTTGGAATAATAAGTATCTCTTGTTCAGATGTAATAGGTTGTACTATCTTCATTTTTTACACTATCTAATAATATAACGAAATATAATTTTTTTAGTTCGTCTTAAATAGAAAAACCCCTGTAAATCAATACAAGGGTTAATCAAATTGGAAGTAAAAGAAATCTTTATGCACCAGGTACAACAGTAAATCCAACTGCTGATAATGTGTCTGCTAAAAAGTTTGCAGGTACTTTTTCCATTCCTGTAAAGGTTAATGTATAACCGTTAAATTCTCCCATACCACTACCTGTAGCAATAGAACCACCTGTAACATCCATTCCGTACTCTAATCCTGCTAAAAGCAAGTTTCCGTTGTTATCTTCAATGATAACGTGAGGATGTCCGTAAGACAATAGTTTAATTGTCTTATGGTCTTCTTTACTTAATTGTGGTAATTGTAACTCTAATACTTGTTCAAAGTATGTTGTTCCGTTTTCTCTACTTGATGTAGGTGTTTCTGTGTAAGAAGATGCACCTCTTACTTCAAATTCGTAAGCAGATGGTGTTCCCGTAACAGTAGCAATTACATCGGTATCTGTTGTATCATACGTAACATCACCTAAATCGCCATTGTTTACAAAATACACTTTATTAACACCACCTACTTTGTCTTTACAAGGTTCTAATCTACCTCTTGATATATCACACGGCATTGTTTTATTGTTTTTTAATTAATCTACCCTTTTTTATATTTTTGTAGTCATTAAAGAATTTTGGTAGAATCTGAAATTCTTTCTGACCATTGTTTACCCAAATTTTACCTTGAGCAGTGTTGTTATGATTACTAACCATATTTAAAGATGGCTCAAACTCTTGTATAATAAAGTGTTCCAGCTCTATCCTATCCTGTTCACTTACCTCTGTAATAATCTCAAAATCGTGATTATCAAATCCGTATTTTCTAAAGCTATTATAAACTAAACTAATCTTACCTTTTTTTGCTTGATACTTATGTTCCCCTTTTCGGTTACTTATATCCTTTCTCTTTGTACTACCCACATAAACCTCGTTCATTGGGTTGGTTATTTTATAAATTAATCCCATAAGTGCAAATATAGTAAAAATAATTAAAAGGGAGAAATTAATCTCCCTTTATTATTAATTATTAGTTAGCACTGTTTACGATTCCGTAAGTTACGATGTCTTCAGCAACTCCGTACTGAACGCCTGCTAAGAATCTCATAATTACTCTTACATTCTTAGAGCCATCTAAGTCAGCCATATCTAATAATCTCACCTCATTCCAGTCAGAAGCGATAGAAGTACCAAACCATAAGTTAGACTTTTCAGCTAAAATCATAGTGTTAGCAGGTAATCCGTTTGCCATAAATATGTTTACGCCTGCAAACTGTAATCCAGAAAACGCTTGGTTTAAACCTTGTGCATTGATACCATTAGCACCTTGACCTTGTGATGCAAAACCACCTAAAGCGATTGCATAAGACTTATAAACATCTTGTGAAACATATAAAGAAAGTTCTGGTGAACCAAATAATGCTTTTGGAATAGCTGCATATACCTTACCCATTTCGTCGATAACGTTAGCAGCAGTTACATTAGTTCCTGTTACTTCGTTTGCAGCAGGTAAGTTAGCATCAGCAGCTAATAAAGTAGCGAAGCCATCATAGTTATCTGCACCGTCAACACCAGACCAAATAGAGTTCTCGTTAGTTTGTGCTACTTTAGCAGCTAC